TGTGCCATGTCGTTACCTCGAGCTCAAAATCAACATCTGATAATCCGGCACCGCGGCGGCCCGGTTGCGATCTTTGAGATCGCACGCCATCACGAGCGCGACGGCGCCGTCGATGCGTTCGGTACTGAGGCGCTTCGATACTTTTAAATTGCCCGCGGCATCCTGCTCGATCGCGACGTTGCTCATGTTCCAGCGCAGTACGGGATCGCCGCCGTGCCGGAGCTCGCGCGCGAGGATCGATCGCTCGAGCGATTTCGTCGGCGCGCTCAGCGACGCGAAGCCTTGCCGCATCGGCACGCACGTAAACCCGTCTTGCCCGGTGAGCCGCGTCACGAGGTCGGTGGCATTCCACGGATCAAAGGCGATCTCCTGGACGGCGAATTCCGCCGCCCACGCGCGCAGCGTCGCCCGCACGGCCTCATAGTCGACCGTCGCGCCCGGCGTCGCCGTGAGCACGCCGTCGCGCGCCCATTGCTCATACGGGACCCGGTCCCGCGTGCTCCGCTCGTGTATCCGCTCCCGCGGCACAAAGAATGCCGGCAGCACATCAAACCCGCCGCCCTCGCCATCCGGAAAGACCGCCACGATCGCCGTGAGGTCGGTCGTCGTCGAGAGGTCCATGCCGACAAAGCAGCGCCGGCCGCGGAGCGCCGCGCGCTCGAGCGGGTGCCGGCACGCGTCCCACGCCTCGAGCGCGATCCAGCGCGACGCTTGCTCCGTCCATTGATTGAGGTAGAGGCGCCGAAAGGTGTTCTCTTGCGCCGGGATCTCCCGTGCCCGCGCGCACGCGATCCGCATTTCCTCGAGACTCCGGAAGTCGCCGAGCGCCGGATTCGCGCGCTTCCACACCGCCTCGTCGGTCCAATCGGCCTCAGCCGGGGCCTCATAGATGATTGGCAGAAACGTCGGATCGAGCGTCGGCCGCTCCGCAACCTTTTTGGCGTGCGCGTACAGTTCCCAGAGAATTGACTGCCGATCAAACCCGGCCGTCGAGATCGCGATCATCAACGGTTGCTGGCGGCCGCCTTGACTCGTCGCGAGCACATCCCAGAGCTCGCGGTTTTGCGCACAATGGAGCTCGTCGTAAATGACGACGCTCGCGTTAAACCCATGCTTGGAGTACGCCTCGGCCGAGATCGCGCGGCAAAACGATCCGCTCGCCATGTGGACGATCCGCTTTTGGGACTCGACGATGACGCATTGCGCGGTCAAGGTCGCATCGCATCGGATCATCGACACGATCGCCTGAAAGACCTTCCCGGCCTGATCCCGGTCGGCCGCGGCCAAGTAAATCTCGCCTTGGTTGGTATCGAAGAGGAGGCAATACAGCGCGATCGCCGCACAGAGCTCCGTCTTGCCGTTTTTCCGCGGCAACATGAGGAGCGCGGTCCGGTACTGCCGGAGCCCGTTGGCGCCGCGTTGAAAGAGCGACCGGAGGATCCGCGCTTGCCACGCCCGCAAGCTGAACGGTTGCCCGGCATAGTCGCCGGTATGCGTGAAGTTGCCGATCGCCGCGATGACGTGCGCCGGCGATCCCGCGGCCGGCCGTCGCCGGAGTGCCACCACACACCCTCCCTAGCAGCCAGGGAGGCCAGCCGGGCGATCCGGTGCGAGCCTGGAGGGTAGACGCTCGAGGAGCCGCTCGAGCGCGTCTTACGTCTTGTCCGTCGTCGCCGCGGCCGGGTCGCCGTACCGCCGGAGCGCTTCCGCTTCCATGTCGCGGCGCTCGCTCCCGAACGGCGTCGAGCCGAGCGTGTAGGCTTGCCACCACGCCGCGCCGTCCACAAAGGCCCGTTGCTCACAATGCGCCGGCCACGTCCCGAGCAGGAGCGGCCCCGGTGCCCGTTCTGGTTTACTCACGGCACGATCTGGATATTGACCGGCTTTCCCGGTTTTCCGACGAAAGCGAAAGCGAAAGGGTCACTGAGGGCGCCCTCCCCGGCCGCATTCGACGCACTCAGCCGGATCGTATGATTCCCTTGCGTCACCGGCGGAAAGGCCACCACACACGTAAACGTCGGCGACGTACCGCTACAGAGCACGCCAGAGAATTGATTCCCGGTCGCGCTCCCGTCGAGATACCACTTATAGCCGTACCCCTGCGCCGTATTCAGATCTTGTGCGGGAATGTCCCACGAGAGTTTGTTGTTCGCCGTGGCCGTCGGCGGCGCCTGTCCAAACACGACGACCGGCGCCAACAGGAGCAGCCACACGACCCATCGAATCATCCGCATGTCACGTCCCCTCCGTTTCCTTGACAGCGTTCGCGTTCCTCAATCAATTGGCTGATGTGCAGTTCGCGGGCCGCAACCTTCCGTTGTAGTCTCACGAGTAGTTCTGCTGCCGACAGATAGAGGGCCGAGTCCTGCTCATCTTGGCTGTGGTGCGCCCGATCTTCTAACGCTTCGGCAATCTGCTCCGTGCTGCGTGTCTCAGTCGCCATCGCTAGTCCTCTCTCAGCACGCGCAACGTCTGCTCAATCTGAATCAACTGCACGTAGTTGTTGCACAGCGGCGCCGCGAACTGCTGATTATCATGCTTGAGTGCATACGCAATGTCGCGGCTCATGCTGTCCAGCAGTGAGCGCCGATGCGTCAACAGTTCGGCAATACGTCTTTCGTCAGCCATCGCTAGTCTGTCCCTTCGCGCCGAACCTTCTTGGGCCGTCCGCCCTTCTTCCCATTGGCGCGGGCCGCAGCCGTCTTGGCGTCAGACTTCACCCGTCCACCCCTACGGCCCAGTGCGACAGCCGCCGGGTTCTTACGTCGCACTGGGATAGTCCTTGTCGCCCTTCACCGGCAACTTGGCGAGACGCTTGGTAATCTCGTTCATGGCCGCCCAATCGCGCTTATCAATCGCCACGGTGCGGGCTGCCATCAGGGCCTTGCGGCGGGCTTCAATCACTGGGTTCGTCATACGCCTATTAAACCAAACCGCTTGGCTTTTGTCAATAGGGTAGAAGTGGCCTGTTTTCAGCCCTTTCGCGCTCCGCACCCCTCAACACTCGAGATAGGCACTGATGAATTCGGCGGCAAGCGGCGGCTTGATGGCATTGCCGTAACCGCGCAAGCGTCCCACTCTGGCGGGTAGCCCATGAGCCAGCGGGAATGTGCCGGGTTCAACTGGCCGGTGCTTCCCGTCTCTGCAGGCGAGCCACTCAGCATCGGCCCAGAAACCAGCAGGCGCGTCTTCCGAAGGTTGCACGAGTCGCCCGCTTCGTTGTACGCGCTCGTCGCTGGCGATAACGCTGTCGGTGTCGGCCAACTCGCCAACGTCGCCTCCGCGCTCAGCGGCTTGCCCCTCGGATGGCTGAATCGCTTGTCGTTGAACTCGTCCGATGCGCTCTCGCTCTTGAAGTCTCGAGCCGCCTGTGTGGCCCAACTCGCCAACTTCGCCACGCCGCCCAACTTCAGCACTGGCCGATCGTGATTCCCCTGACTGTAGGCGTAGTCCGATCCCTTCGCGTCGTTCACTACTGGAGACGGCCAGGACGCCAACACTGCCTGATCTTCCAGGTTGATCTGATGCCCACTCGTCACCCGCCGCAGCGCCTTGTCTGGATCCCGGTAGGCTCCGCCGCGCCGACTGTGATCGGGACTGCGCCACGAACCATAGGCGCTGTCTGATGTCGAACGCGCCGACGCACGGAGCGCACAGATCCGCCGCCCCGATGGCGTAGTCCGCACCTTCCAGGTCATCCGAAAGACGATCGAGCCATCCAAGGCCAGCCGGACTCGCAACCTGTTCGCCAAAGATGATTGCAGGGCGGCACTCTGAGATGAGCTGGAACCACGTCGGCCAAAGATCGCGCGAATCGGCGGCGCCAAGGCCGGCCCCGGCCGCAGAGAACGGCTGGCAGGGACAACTACCTGTCCAGACGGCTCTGTCATCAGGCCAGCCGGCAAGTCGGAGGGCGTAACTCCATCCGCCAATCCCGGCGAAGAAGTGGCACTGGCTGAACCCTCGCACGTCTCCAGGCTGAACAGATTCGATTGAGCGGGTATCGACTTCGCCATCAGCGATCAGCCCTGCCTTGATAAGCTCGCGCAACCAGGCCGCAGTCTTCGGATCGTTTTCATTGTAATAAGCAGCCATTGACGCTAGCTGTCTGTCCCTTCGCGCTCCAGGGCCATCACCAGATCCACGGCGTGGTAATAGGCTGTGGACTGACCGGAGAAATAACCGCACGCCGCGCACGGTGTCGCGTGCGCGACATTGTGATGCTGATCCTGTGCCGCTGCCGCATCCCCTAGCGCCTTCAGCTCGAGACGGAGACGGCCGAGCGGCGTGGAGTTCGGCTCACTCATTCACAGCCGCCTCCCAGGCGGCAAGGCTCGCGCATCCGCCCGCAGCAGATACACGCTCATCCCTTACGTCCCACTCAGCAAGCCGCTCCACTTGTCATTCGCCACCGGATCCGCCGTCGCCGTCTGCACCCGCGACCGCGACGACGGCGTAAACCCAAGATCCGCGTCATACCGCAACAATAATTGCAACGTCTGATTCGCCATCCGCCGCGCCGGATTCGCCACCGGCCGACCGTGCCGATCAAGCTCCACGATCCACGCGCCCGCCTTCCGATCCTCGAGCAACCACGTCGCCCACAACGCGCAATGCGCAATCGCCGCCACGCGATCCGCGCTCGTCACTTGCCGCCGGTGGATCGCCGGCACAATCGCCCGCGTCCACTCCGCGACCGCCGCCGGATCCGTGAGCTCCACCGGACACGCGACCTCGAGCGGCTCCGGCTTCGGCTCCCGCGTGTTGAGCCGGCGTTGCCCCGGATTCCCCCTCAGAATCTTTAAGGCCGTCGGTGTCGGCCGTCTCCCACCCATAACCTCAGCCTTTCTCCCTCACGTGCCCTCGTTGTCCCAGATCCCAACCCGTCCGAACCGCAGCACGTCGCGCGAGAC